GCAATGCGTCCAAGGTTGTTTATGGAAGGTGAACGTAAGCATAAAAAAGTATCAGTAGACCTTGAAGAGTATGAAAAGAAAGAAAATAAGGCTGTTGAGATAAACATATCGTTTAAACTACCTGAAACAAAAGTTGAATTTGAAATTGATATGGATATTGACATAAACTCGTTTGAAACCATCAACGCAAGAGATGTCAGGGTGTTTGTGAATGATATGCCATATTATATAGATAAAGGCTTTCAAGTCAAAAGCGGAGATTCGATAAGGGTTAAAATAAAAAGGGACAACGAGATGGAAGACGCATCGGTAAAATTCATAGGAATTGACCCGAATTATATCTATGACAGCACCACCGTAGATGAAAGCGTTGAAAATTCACCAACCAAATTGGAAGAAATTTTCATTGAGTAAGTCTTGATACCCCAGTTAGGTTAACATAAGCTTATATAAGCTAGTATACTAGTAAACAAAAACTTATTTATAAGTAATAAATTTTTGTTATATAAAGTAAGAAAAAGAAAAGTTAACAAAAGAAAAAGAAAGAAATATGATAACAAGAAAAATTTATGAGGTACTTGACGCAAAAGACCTAATTGAAGAACTGATTAACGGTGAGCAAACATTTTCAATGAAAGCAGGGTATGAATTGTATGTGATGAGTAAACAATTGGATGGTGTTGAAGACTTCTTCATGAGTCAATTTGATTTGATTTATAAAGATGGGGCAAATAAAGAAAATATGGAAATGCACAACCTGATGATTGAGAGTGAAATTAATATCGAACCATTCAGAATGTCATTTGATGATTTTATGGGAGAGACAAATACTCAACTCAATAACGAAGATGCTGATATCTTGAAGAAACTTTTTGACGAAAAATGATGTTTAAATATCGGTAAATGGATTTTTTAGGTATTCCAAAGATATTTATAATTAAATAATAAAATAAGTTAAATTTCATAACATGGCAAATACTAACAATAACAATCCAAGACAGACACACGTAAGTCCTGGTATATATACCAAGGAGACCGACTTGACTTACGCTGCCAAATCTCTTGGTATCACTACATTGGGTGCTGTGGGTGAAACCGTAAAAGGTCCGGCTCTTCAAGCAATCATGGTTGAGAACTGGCGCGACTATGAAAGGTGGTTCGGAGGAACTAACCCTGAGAAGTTTATCGGTAGCCAATATCCAAAGTATGAGTTACCATACATTGCGCAGTCATATCTTAAGCAGTCTAACCAAATGCAGACAGTACGTGTATTAGGACTTTCAGGTGTTAATGCAGGTTCAGCATGGGTAATCACCGGTTTAAAACACAAGGTTGATGACAACGGTGTACAGATAACCGACATTGACGAAACTGGTGAACACAATTATATGGTAATTGCTGTGCTTCGTTCAAGAGGTGAACATAGGGAAGCAACCTATATCCGTGAGCCGAGTGAAGCAGAAAAAGAAAATGGTTTCTGTAACAGCATTTATGAATATGACGGAATTACCTATTATGCAGAAGATGTTTGGTTGGAGCCAAGCGGTGAACTTGAACTTGGTTCAGGTTGCGACCCCGGTTTCTCAAACAATACAGGTGATTTTACCGTAAATCAGAACAACCACGGACGTTTCACAATTGTTGTTAAGACAAACCAAACCGATAGCACTGGCGCTCCTATAATCAAGAAGTACGCTGTTTCATTAAATCCAAATGAAAAGAATTACATCTACAATATCATTGGTGGCAATCCCGAAAAGGGCGAGGCTGAGGTTTATGTTGAAGAACTTTATGATGTTGCATTAAAACAACTCATCGAACAAGGTGAAATCAATGCAATCAGCAGTGATACCGTTAAGTATCAGGGTATTTATATCGTTCCTAAATTTGCTCCTGTTGAAGGCCTTCTTATGAAGGAAGAAAAACTTCTTAAGAGAAGCGATGTAGGTAAACGCTATCTGTATAGTGCCGCTTATTCAGTTGGACAATTTGAACAAGCAACCGAGGGACTCAAGGTGCATGTCACAACTGATGACGGTAAAACTTGGAGCGAAGCACAGGTGGGTGAAGCAGGACATATTTACACCGTTGTTCCTGTTGTAACTCCGACTGGCCAAAGAAAATATTACTATGCCGAGTATCAGAACTCACAGAAATTCAAAACCGAGGTTCTTACCGAGGAACGCAATCTTGTAGACGAAGTTACTGGCATGGTTCCACCTCCCGGTGTTGAAGGTAAGATTTTCGACAATGTTGTTAAATCTATCGAGGATAATGTTTATTACGTTATGGCAACTGACGGTAGTGATGTTGAACCTATCACTTATGACGTGAACAACTACAAGGAGCAGTTCAGATATGCTTCAACTCCTTGGATTGTGTCTGAGGTTAAGGGTTCAGCAGAAAATGTTGACCTAACCAAGTTGTTCCGTTTCCACACAATCAGTGATGGTAACGCTTCAAATACTGAAGTTAAGGTTTCTATTGAAAACATCGACATCGACACAAGAACTTTCGACGTTTTGGTTCGTGACTTCTATGATACAGACAACTCAAAGGTTGTTTATGAGAAGTACAAAGGCGTAAACCTTATTCCAGGTGACCAGAACTACATTGCTCTTAAAATCGGTTCGTTCGATGACTCATACGAGAATGTTTCGAAATATATTACCGTTGAGGTAAATGAAACTGATAAGGTTGCTGCATCAATTCCAGCTGGTTTCATGGGTTATCCAGTAAGAGACTATGACGGAACAGCAGTTCTTGAACAGTCAGTATTAAACAGTGAGGGTGAACCAACATCTGAAGAAATTCCTGTACAGAAACCATTCTTGAAATATAACACACAGGTTGATGATGATATCAGAATTAACAAGCAATACTTTGGTTTATCAGACTTAATGGGTATTGATGAGGACGTACTGAAATACAAGGGTGTTGAGGCTTATAACGACATTCCTTCAGGAATGACACCTGGTTTCCATCTTGACGCACGTATCCTTAACGGAACTCCTGACGAGAACGGAACAGTTTATCAGCACCAAAACACTGACTTGGAACAGACCGTTTCAGTTGACGGTGTTAAGGGTTATTCATGGGTTACTGTTAGCCGTGACCAAACAACCGAATTTGGCATCGAGCCACGCATCGGCGATAAGAATATCACCGCTAACACAATTTATGAGGACAGACGCTATCGCAAATTCACCGTTGCTTTCTATGGCGGCTTTGACGGTTGGGACTTCTACCGCAAATCAAGAAGTAATTCAGATGACTTCAAGTATGTAAGGTATAAGGGACACATCAATCCTGATAGTGGAGAAGGTACAATGTTCTCAGTTATCCGCAATCCTGAGACTTACGGTTTTGACCGTGACGAAAAGGTTATCACATCAGACTGGTACGCATACATGTCTGCAATCAGACAAGTTGCTAACCCTAAGACAATCGACATTAACGTCCTTGTAACTCCTGGTGTGGACTATGTTAATCAAAACCTCCTTGTAGGTGAAGTTATTGACATTGTTGAGGAAGAACGTGCCGACACCATCTACGTTGTCACAACTCCTGACAAACCTTACGGTGCAGGTGATTCACCAGCAGAGATGTATAACGCTGTGGATGTTGTTGAAAACCTTGAGGATTCAGAAATTGACAGCAACTACACTTGCAGTTACTATCCTTGGGTTAAGTATTATGACGCTCTGAACTCAGTTTATGTTTATCTGCCACCAACACGCGACGTTGTTCGCAACTTCGCATATACTGACAATACCAAGTATCCTTGGTTCGCAGCCGCAGGTTGGAATCGTGGTGATTTGGAAAGTTACGCAGTTAAGCCAAGACGTATCCTTAAACTGGGCGAACAAGACACACTTTACAATGGTCGCTTGAACTTCATTAACAACTTCGCAAATGAAGGTATGAAGATTTGGGGTGATAAGAATATGCAAATCCGTGAGTCACAGATGAACAGGATTTCTAAACGCAGACTGTTGCTACATATCCGCAAACTTTGCGCTATTGCTGCAATCGGTCTTATCTTCGACCCGAATGACAACACTACAAAGCAAGCATTCGAAAGTGCTGTAACTCCTGTCCTTGATAATGTTATGTCTAACAGAGGTATCACTGATTGGAGACTTGAAATCGACGATAGTCAGGAAGCACGCGACAGATTAGAACTACCTGCTAAGATTTATCTGAAGCCGCAGCCTAACCTTGAGTACATCACTATTGACTTCATCATCACACCTCAGGGTGTATCATTTGATGACATTTAATAACGGTGTAAAGTCATAATACAATTAAAGGGATGAATTTCGGTTTGTCCCTTTAATGTTTTTTTAACATTTAGAATTTGGTGGATTTTGAAAAACGTAATATCTTTGCAATATGAAAATAACGAAAGATATACTTAATCAGAAATTTGACGAGTATAATCGTTTGTATTTTGATGGTGAACTGAAAAAAGTTAAGTTGTGTTTACTTAGCAGAAATTTCGGTAGCATTGTTGGTATGTTTGAGTTTGAGATAGACAAGAAAGGCCATCTGAAGGACATGTCAATCAAGATAAATGAGGGTATTGATTTGGATGAAGAAAAACTAAGACGTGTTCTTTTGCATGAAATGGTTCACTTGTCAGTGACACAAAAATACAGAAAAAATAAGAAACATGGTATTGCGTTTATTAGGGAATGTAAACGTATTGAAAATAAATACCATGTGAAAGTATGGCATTGTTGGATGAGACATGGGTATATAAATAAAGGAGAAAGCATAACTGCCTTCCCCTTTATATTCTGTCGTAGTATAGCGTCAATAGTTAAATTCAGAATAGTTCAAAAACTTGTTTAGTTACGGTAAATGTTTTGAACGTTGTTCTTCATCTGACTTGACATAGATGCCATACGTTGTTGCATTCCGCCACCGAATTGTGACAACTCGTCAATAGTTTTGTTTGTTGGAATATTGTAACGTTTGCAAATATCTACAATCTGTCGTAAAGCATTCTGGATATTATTTTGTTGTCCTTGAAGTTTCCAGTTTTGTTTACCTGCATTAAAACGTCCTTTCAGGTTCATGGTTGTACCATCACCTTTAGTAACGTTCTTTTTCGTTGGTGAGTTGCCCATGAAAGAATTAACAGCAGTTTTTCCTTGATTCCACTTATCCTGCAGCCATCCTTCTTCAAGTTCTTGTGCTTGCACCTCTTCCATGATTACATTGTGGATAATGTTTCTCAGTTGTGCTTCTGAAATCTGTGTTCTATTTCTCATAATCTTTATTCCGGAATTTTTTTGTTATTATTAGAAACTCAAAATACAGTACTGAGGTCTTAATTGCAGTGTGATTTCAGAAAGTCCGTCATCACCATAATCAAGTTCACCGAAAGCAGCACTTACAACCATGCATGATTTGAGAATCCACTGTGAAACAGCAGTACCTGTTGGGTCAAGCATTTCAAGAATAAGGTCTCTCTTGTAACCTGCAGCATAACCTTGACGGCCAGTAACTGACTCAGAATGCAGACGTACCCATTCCATAACAGCCTGTGAAGCACTTGGGCCGATTGGGTCTCTTAGTGTTACATTAATTTGTTCCCATATGTACCTACCTACTACCCATGAAGAGGTGTTAAGGAAAGGAATTTCAGTTTCTGTTTGTGTTATAGTTGGACGTGATGCAGTTGATACCCACCATTCGTTGATTCCTAAATCCGATGGGAAACGGATAAGGAAGCGATTTTTTCTTAGTGGCTCATATTCAACCGGCATTTTCAATAAAAGGTCACTCATTTGTACAAATATTTTTAGTTGTTATTTTATATATAAATATGCCAATAAATTATTTTTACGCTTGTGGTGCTGGCTGTTGCGCCGGTTTTTGTGTGGTATCAGTTTCATCTTTTGACTCCACTGCTTTATTGGCCAATGTAAACATTTTCATAAGGAGGTCAAATGTCGGACTTTCGGGTTGGTCGATGATTGCTTCCATACCTTTCAATGCTAATAATCTGATTTGGTCAATGAATTGTTTTGCACCCTGTGCTGGTGCTTCACCGTCTTCAAAGTATTCCTTTCCACCATCATAGCCAGGATTATTTATCTCAGCAGTTTGTTCAGGGAAAATATACTGTTCAACTGTAAGACCTTTATCTTTGTTGAGTATATTTTTCATTTCATTTATTAATTGTCGACTTCTATTAGTATCCATGATTAAAAAACGTTTTTTAAATAAATATCTG